ATGCGTTGAGTGGGGAGAGCCAACCTAATGGCTATGAGTAGGGCTGAAAAGATAGCTGCTGCTAAGAAGCGGCATGGCTTCAGCAGGATCAACACGCCTCGCCGTGGTGGCCCTAAGAAGTTTGAGGTTTTGGCTGTTGAGGGCAACGAGGTCAAGAAGATCAACTTTGGTGATCCTAATATGCCCATCAAGAAGAACAACCCTGCCAGAAAGAAGAGCTATTGCGCTCGCTCTGGTGGAATTAAGGGCAAATCAAGCAAACTGTCGGCTAATTACTGGTCGCGCAAAGCGTGGGATTGTTAAGCTATGATGTATGTGAAGCGATACACTAATCCAAACCCCGGCAAAAAACCTGAGGTTGAGCCTGAGGTAAAGGCGAAAGCCAAGCCTAAGAAGTCTTACAAGCGCAAGAAAGCTGGCACGGCTACTGGGAAGTATAGCTCTGATGGCTAAGCGCAAGACTGAGCCTAAGCCGAAAGACCCCAAGCTTTATTCTCGCGTTAAGAGCGAGGCTAAGAAGAAATTTAAGGTTTACCCTTCGGCGTATGCGAATGCCTGGCTGGTGCGTGAGTATAAGAAGCGCGGCGGGAAGTATGCGTAATGTCTTATTCTGGTGGATTGACCAAGTGGTTTGCCGAGGATTGGCGGGATGTAAAGACGGGCAAGAAGTGCGGTCGTAGTGGCAAGGGCAAGAAGACGCGCCCATATCCCGCTTGCCGCCCTGCGAGCAAAGCAAAGTCAGCATCAGCGAAGAAGACTGCCAAGAAGAAGACAGGCCCAGCTCGCGTTAGCTGGAAGTCTAAATCAAGGAGAACGTAATGCCGGGTTATCACAAGGGCAAAAAGAAGCCCAAGAAGAAGTCTAAAGGTAAGTAGATGGCTAATATGGATGACATGCGCTTTCGCAGTGTTTTGCAGCATGAGATACAGAGCGCTGTCAATTATTATGACTCAGAGTTCAGCCAAGAGCGCAGCGATATATTAAGCTATTATCTTGGTGATCCGTTTGGCAATGAGGTTGAAAACCGAAGCCAGGTGGTGGCCACTGAGGTCAGCGATACGATTGAGTACATCATGCCAAGCTTGATGAAGATGTTTGCGTCTTCGCCTGAGTTTGCGCGTTTTTTACCGCGTGGCCCTGAGGATGTGCAGGCTGCTGAGCAGGCGACTGACTTGGTGAACTTTGCGATTAACCATGACAACCCCGGCTTTCGGGTCATACATAACTGGTTCAAGGATGCTTTGCTGTTTAAGCAGGGCTGTGTGAAGTTTCATTGGGCTGAGACTGACACTACTGTTAACGAGAGCTACGAAAGCCTTACCGAAGATGAGCTTACTTTGCTGGTGTCTGACCCTGCGATAGAGATTGTTTCGCAAGAAGTCACTGAGATGGGCATGGTTGACCCTGAGGGCAACGAGATGCCTATGGAGCGCAGCTTTTCTGTAGAGGTAAAGCGCACCAAAAAGTCTGGCTCTGTTAAGATTGACAACGTACCGCCAGAAGAATTGATCTTCTCTCGCCGCGCAACTGCTCTCGAAGATTGTTCGTTTATAGCTCACAGGACGCAAGTTCGCGCTGGCGATTTAATTGAGCAGGGTTATGACCCTGACATTGTGCTGCGATATGCGGGCTATGATGATTTAGACGATGAAGCCGAGCGTCAGGCGCGGTTTGAAGAGCTTGAATCTGGCGATGACTTTGAGAGTGCAGACCCCACGATGCGCGAGGTGTTGGTCACTGAGGCTTACATTCGTGCGGATTATGATGGGGATAATATACCTGAGTTGCGCCGTGTGGTGGCTTTGGGTGATGGCGTTGAGGTGCTTGAGAACGAGCCGTTTGACCATGTGCCATTTGCTTTGCTGTCGCCCATCTTAATGCCGCACCGAATGGTTGGGCGAAGCGTTGCCGAAATGGTGATGGATTTGCAGGTTATTAAGTCGAGCATTATGCGCCAGATGTTAGACAATCTTTACCTGACGAATAACAGCAGGGTTGGCGCAGTTGAGGGGCAGGTTAATCTTGATGACTTACTTTCGTCGCGTCCGGGTGGCATTGTTAGAATGCGTGCGCCGGGAATGGTGCAACCTCTTGCTGTCCCGCAAATCGGGAACTCTGCGTTTGCAATGCTGGAGTATGTGGATCAGATTCGTGATCAGCGCACGGGTTTTTCTAAAGCTTCGATGGGCCTCGATCCGAGTACGCTACAAAGCACGACTGCAAGTGCTGTCAATGCGACTATCCAAGGTGCGCAGCTTAAAATTGAAATGATTGCTAGGGTTTTTGCTGAAACGGGATGCCGTGATTTGGCAAAAGGTGTTTTGCATTTGCTGCAAAAGCATCAGGATAGCGAGCGTGTTGTGCGTATTCGTGGTGAGTTTGTTAGCATTGATCCTCGTGCTTGGGCGAATGGCTTTGATTTAAGCATTGAGGTTGGCCTTGGTAATGGCCGCGAAGATGAAAAGATGGCTATGCTTGCGCAGATTGCAGGTAAGCAAGAGCAGATCATTTCACAGCTTGGCCCGCAAAACCCGGTGGTTAAGCCTAGCCAGTATGTGAATACGCTCAAACGCATTGCTGAAATGGCAGGCTTCAAGGACACCGATCAGTTTTTTGCTTCTGGTGATCAGATTGATGCTCAGATTGCGCAGGGCGCTCAGCAGCAGGCTCAGGATAATTCAGCAGGTATAGAGCAGGCTAAGCTTGAGGCTGAGATAGCGTTGAAGCGTGAGAAGATGCAGGCTGAACTGGCGCTTGAGCGTGAGAAGATGCAGGCTGAGCTTGAGTTGCGCAGATTTGAGCTTGAGGCTGAATTACAGCTTCGCCAGCAGAAGTTGGCGTTTGGCGGTAATGTTTCGGACAACCTGCCAAGAGCATGAGTGATCTTATAGACGAGCAACATCGCGGAGCGAGAGCTGCGGCGATATTGCGTGAGCCTTTGGTGATAGAGGCTTTTGAGGAATTACGAAAAACGTATGTCGAAGGTTGGTCAGGAAGTGACCCGAGTGACACCGCTTTTCGTGAGCAGTGTTTCCATTTGCTGAAAGCATTGGAAGCTTTCCAGTTACACTTTGAGAGTGTTGTGCAGACGGGCAAGATGGCCAGTCAGCAAATGGATGCGCTGCGAAAATAGTCCTTAACAATTTGGAGAATTTAATATGTCTGGTACTCCACAGGAATCCAGCCTTTCGCAGCATGATGCTGTAAACTTACTTTTGAACACCCAAGCCCCTCCCGAGGTAAGCGACGAGGTTCAAGAGCAAACCGCCGAAGCGAATGAAGTAGAGGCACCCGAAACCGAAGAGATAGAAGTTGAGGCCGCTGATGACAGCCAAGCCGAAATGGAAGTCGAAGAGGTTGAGGAAGACAGTGAAGAGGTCGAGACTATCGACACCTATTCTGTCAAGGTTGATGGCCAAGAAGGTGAGGCTACGATTGATGAACTTATCAAGAGCTATCAGCTAGAAAAAACGGCTCAGAAAAGACTACAAGATGCGGCTGAGCAGCGTAAAGCTGTTGAGGCTGAGAAAGCGTCTACTGAGCAGGCTCGTCAGCAGTACGAGCAAGCCCTTAACTTAATGGCTCAACAATTACAGCAAAGCACCCAGCCTAAAGATCAGGCATATTGGGATGGGCTGTATGAGAGCGACCCGCTGGAATATGTTAGGCAGCGAGATCAGGAGCGTGACGCTCAAGCTAAGCAGCAAGCTGTGCAGGCCGAGCAGTTGCGTATGCGCCAGATAAAACTGGCAGAAGAGCAAAAAAAGCTTTTGGAGCTAATCCCTGAGTGGAAGGATTCAGAAGTCGAGGCTCGTGAAAAGGCAGCTATTGCCAGCTATGCTCAGACAAAAGGTTGGACAACCGAAGAGCTGAACAACGCTGTTGATAGCCGTTATGTTGATCTTATGCGCAAAGCCTATCTTTACGACAACTTGCAGTCACAAAGGCCTATCGCTGCAAAGAAGGTAAAGACGGCACCTAAGATGGTGAAAAGTGGGCAACCTAAAACCAAGGGCGACTCTGCAACAGAGCGAAAGCGCAAAGCTTTTGACAACCTGAGGAAGTCCGGCAGCAAGGATGCTGCTGTTCAATACCTCTTAACCCGCTAACTTTTTAGGAGGCCATTATGGCTACTTACACTAGCTCAACCGCCATTGGCGAGAGAGAAGACCTGAGCGATGTGATTTACCGCATTAACTAAGATCGGTGCGGTCTAAACTGGGTGAACTGCTGGAACCCTAAGTCAGAGATGATATGGCAATCAGCATCCAAGCTATCCACACAGCGATAGAAGGTTCAGAGACTACCTGAGGGGTAAGCCCCCTTAATAACAGGCTAGAGCGCCCAGCGCTGCAAGTACACATTGCCTTGTAGTGATGATATAGTCCAATCCTCATCGAAAGGTGAGAGGGAATTGCGATCCCGACGAAACCCCCCTTGTGAGCAACTCGCAAAAGGAAACTACCAAGGGTATTTTCCACGAGTGGCAAGTGCAAGAATTGGCTGCTGCTGTTGACACAAACTATGTCAACGAAGGCGCTGATTATTCTTATGCAAACCCAAGCCCAACCACACGCCTTGGTAACTACCACCAGATTAGTGTGCAGGCTGCTTCTGTTTCCAACACTCTTGATGTGGTGGACAAAGCCGGGCGCGACAAGGAAACTGCGTTAACCATACACTAGCGTAGTATAAACTGGGTGAATTGCTGGGAAGCCTAAGTCCTTCGGGATAAGGTAATCAGCAGCGAAGCCTCTAACGAGGAACGTTCAACGACTATCCGCAAGGAGTACACTCAAGCGAGTGGAAGCGCCCAGAACCGTAATGGTTATGATATAGTCTGGTCTGCATAGAAATATGTAGCGGTTCGAAAGAACGGATTAGGAAGTAGCGCTCCTAATTGAACACAACGATGTTAAGGTACTTAAAGGCCTTGAGCAACGCCGTGACATTGAGAAGTCTTTGTTTAAGAACGAAGCTCGCTCTGCGTCTGATCCTCGTAAAGCTGCGAAGCTTATCACTTGGATTACCAATGTTGATAAGCCATCTGACATGGCTGCTGCAACTGGTGACGGTTCTGACGCTGCTGACCTTACTGGTACGGCTGCTGCATTAACCTTGGCGAAAATCGACGCTGCTATGCTTGCTGCATATACAGATGGCGGCTCGCCAAACATGTTGCTCATGTCACCAACCAACAAGCAGAACTTCTCAGGTCTGTCTTCTGGCTCAGTGGCAACCAACCAGATCACAATGACAGCGCCTAAGGAGGCGTCAATCATTGGCTCAGTTTCACTTTACTTGTCAGACTTTGGCGAGTTGAGCGTGACTGTTGATCGTCAGTGTCCAAACTCAGAAATGTATTTGATCGACACCGATTATGTATGTCTTGGCTCACTGCCCGGTCGTATGTTTAGCGTTTCTGACGTTGCATCTACTGGTGACGCAACCAAGTTCGCAATCGTGTCTGAGTGGACATTGATCGTGAAGGCTCCAAAGGCTCACGCGGCTGTGATTGGTCTGAACGGCTCATAAGCCAAAACAACATTAACTAAACCTGCAAGGGGCTGCTTCGGCGGCCCCTTTTTCTTTGAGGCGAGTATGAAAAAACTAATAAACTCCGACCCTCTTACGGGAAAGAAAACTTACTTCCACGGCGAAACTGATGGCAACTATGTCAGCACTGAAATGGACGTTACGCCCATTCTTAACACCGCTAAGGAAGAGGCTAACAGTTGGCGCTATGGCTCACTGATTGGTAACACCCAAAAGCATAAGCAAAAGGTCGCGGATATACCTGCGCCTCTGTATTACTCTTTGGTGGAAAAATTCGGTCAACCGAAGGACAACCCAACTGAGTGGCGCAGATGGCTGAATGACCGCGAAAATCGTTTCTTTAGAACAACTGGCGGCACAGTGTAATGGCAATCTCAACCTATGCAGAGCTACAGACAGCGATAGCCAACTTTTTGGCGCGTTCTGACCTAACCTCGCAAATCCCTGACTTTATCACGCTTGCTGAGTCTCGCATGAGCCGTGAGCTTGAAACTCGTTCACAGGAAAAGCGGGCGCAGGCGTCTACCTCTGCTAGTGATGAGTTTATCAGCCTGCCGACAGACTTGCGTAAAATTCGTTTGGTAAAGCTAAACACTGATCCGATTGATGTGCTGGAATACGCATCGCCAAAGGATTACTACGAAACCTACGCGACATCTGGCGGTGGTCGGCCCAAGATTTACACGGTTGTTGGCGCTGAGCTTGCGCTTCGCCCGGTGCCAGACAGTGTTATGACTGTTGAGATAATCTATTCGGAAGATGTTTCGGCTTTATCTGACAGCAACACCACCAATACTGTGCTTACCCGCCACCCTGATACTTACCTTTATGGGTCACTTTTTGCTGCTCATATGTTCCTGATGGATGAGGCTAGGGCCAATCAGTATGACGCTTTGTTCACAAGGGCGATGGAAGAAATAAAGAAGGACAGCGAGAAAGCATTTTACGGTGGGCCTTTGGCAATGAAATCGGATTACTCAGGAGCTTAACCTATGTCAGCAATGTCCGACTATTTAGAAAACAAGGTGCTTGATCATGTGTTAGGCACTTCGGCTTATACATTCCCATCGCAGGCCTATCTTGGGCTTAGCACGGGAAGCTTGGGCGATGATGCCTCAGGCACAGAGCTTAGCGGCAATAACTATTCTCGCGTGGCGATAAACTTTGATGCTGCTTCTGGCGGCACAACCGATAACAGCGCTGCTGTAGAGTTTGCGGCTGCAACTGGTAGCTGGGGAACCATTAGCCATTTTGGCGTTTACGATGCGTCATCTTCTGGCAACTTGCTAATCCACGGCGCTTTCTCTGCGTCAAAGACCATTGCTACTGGCGATATTCTGCGGGTGGCGGCGGGAGACCTAGATATAACGGCAGCATAACATGGCTGAGATACTTGGCCCTACCCTTGAGCAGCTCGATGCTTGGGGGTCTATGGATGCGCTTGATGCCTTTGGTACGCTTGAGCAGCTAGACAATCTAAACCTGTTTGAAACAACAGGCACGGCTTCTGTTAGTGCTTCGGCAACTTCTGTTGCAACAAAAGTTAGAACCATTAGCGCCACGGCTAGTTTGGCCGTTACGCAAAGCAGTAGCGCAACCTTGGTGCATGGCGTTTCGGCTAGTGTTACGGGCGCTGCATCTGTTGCTGCAACGGCTCGCTTTACTGTGTCTATGGCTGGTTCTGCCAGCGTTGCGATTACAGCCACGGGCGCTGCTGAAAGAGTACAGCTTGCAAGCGCTGCTGTAGACTTGGCGCTGACCACTGTGGCTGAGCAAAAGGCTGTGCTTAGCACCAGCGCTGCTGAAAGCATTGCTCTTACGGCTGAGGCTAGTGCTGAGTTTACCATTGGGATGGCGGGCGCTGAAAGCATTGCTATCACGACAAGCTTGATTGCTGAAAAGCTAGGCGAGGCGTGGGGCGATATTGCTGCTGGTGGTGAGGCTTGGTCTGACATTTCTGTAGGCGGCGAGGCTTGGTCAGATGTGTCGGCTGGCAGTGAAACTTGGTCAGACTTGGCCGCATCTAATATTGCATTTGTCCAGCAAAGCGCTGGCTCAGAGAATTGGCTTAATCAATGATACCTTTTGGCGAATGGCTACCTGATCAGT